CTATGCCTTGTGTACCACTTTTGTACCAATCGCGAACCGATCAAGCTTGTCGAGCTCGGCCCTGTCGGCATCAGAGTTCATCCACTTCGCATAGGTGGACAGTAGCATTTGTACGCTATGACCGAGCTGATTCGCAATGAACGCCGGATTCATCCCCGCCATTAGGCACATGGTCGCGTAGGTGTGCCGAGTGTCGTACTGCCGGCGGCGCCTGATCTTGAGCTTCACCAGGGCCTTGAGCAGATAGTCTCTCGTTGTGCTGTCGGACTTGATGTAGGAATCTCCGTCTGCTGGTGCAAACACATACTCGCTACGCAGCTTCGTCAGTCGCTCAGCAACCCTGAGCGCATGCATTGCCCTGCTGTTCAACAGCACCGTCCGCTCTTCCTTGGTCTTCACGCGCTCAAAGACCTTGCCCTTCACCCGACCCCGCCACACATGGGCAGTTTGCTTGCCCATATCAATATCAGCCCATCTCAGCGCCGCCTGTTCTGCCGGCCGCATCCCCGTGAAGAAAGCAAATTCGAACCATGCAGCATAGATTTCGGTCAGCCCGCGACAGGTTTCGTAGAGGTACCCGATGATCCGCTCGGCGTCGTCGCGCTCGTATGGATCTACCTGCTTTTTCGCGAGACGCGGCCGAGCAATCGATGCGCAGGGGTTGCGATTGATCAAGCCGTCCGCCAGCGCCGATTTGAAGATGCTCGACAGCTTGTCGACAGCGTTACGGCGCACACCAGCGGAACTCCATTCGGTATTGGCGACAACTCGGCGAACATCGGCGGCCGACACCAGATCAATCCTCGCCTCGGCGAGATATGGCATCCAGTAGCGGTTGAGTGTGCCCTTGTAGTTGCTGCGGGTTGTCTCGACGATTTCCCTGCTGTCGAGCCAGATTTGGGCGTACTCGCCGAAGGTGGGAATCGACGCGCTTTTGACGTAAGAAGAATCGGGGAAGAGTTCTGCGTACTTCTCTTCGGTCATCACCCCCAGCTTGATCAGTTGGACTACCTGAGTTCTGAGACGATCGGCCTCGGCGATCCCTTTCGCTGTCGGGGGATGTGCAAGCGTCTCGCAGCGTCGGGTGTGCCAAGTGAACCGGATGCGGACGTACTTCCCTTGGACGACTTCAATACCGGTCGGCAGGGTGCGCGGCTTTCTGCCCATTCGTTGTACCTCGAAATGTAGTAGTAGATTCGGCCGTTCTCTTTCGCCCAGACCCAGGGCGGGATCAGGCCCTGGTAGCGCTGGTGTTCCAGGGACTTCGGGGAGCAGCCGATCAGGCTAGCCATGATCGGCTCCATTACGCGGTCGACCGGGTGCTCGATCTTCTTTGCGGTTTCCATTGGCAATACCTCCCCGTCCTGCTGGCGCTGGTCGGGAAAATGGCTTTCGGGGACTGGTAGCCTATTCGGCTGCCGTGCGGTTAGAACGAGCAGCCCCATTGCAGGGCTGCGAATGCTGGCGCGAGTTCGATAACTGCGTGTAGCGCGACCAGGCTGGCGCCGATGACGGCTACTGCCGCCACTCGGGAAAGGGCTTTCTTCATTGGGGCTCCGGATCAGTCGCCCGCGGCCTTTGAGATCAGGTGCATGAGCATTTCGCGCAGTTGCTCGCGCTCGAGCACCTGGCCGGTACGGGCATACTCGTCTGCCTGACGCAACACTGCCTCTATCTCGATGTTGAACATCGGCGAGAGCACGTCTGGCTCGCACTGCTCGAGCAGCAACTGGATTGCGCGGGTCGGATGGGCCATCGTGATCCCGAGCCAGTTGTAGGCCGAGGCAGTGCGGTAGTAGCGAAGGCCGGCGATCTCATGCCGCTGAGGCGGGCGGAAGGGTTTCGTGCGCATATGCAATCCGGGTAGTGGGTAGCCCATTATCCGAATTGCTGTATATGCGTACAGTGGTTGGCGATGGGTGGCTATGACGGCCACGCGGTCATGGGTGTGTCGTATCCAAGCATGAGGGGGTGCTTGGGTTGTCCACAGCTTGTTACTCCGAAGCACATGACTGGCTTTCCAGATCGGATCAGCCAATGAAGGAGCTGGTGAGGTGCGCCCCGCAGATCACGCGGCATTTTTGAGAGGCTCCCCCAGCATGGAACCAGAATGTCGGCGTCTGCGACGATGGCGCGGAAGTGTTCCGTGCTCAGCGGGCCAAACGGATCATCCTGCCTGCGAAGCTCTTTCACGTCAGTGGCGCGGTAGCAGAACACATTGCCGACGATGAACCGGTGACCTCCGTTGCGCAGAGTGAAGCCGCGCCACTTGCGTACCGTTGCATCGTCGATGCTGGCGTCCGCGGTGCTGGGGTTGACCCCAAAATATGCGTACACCTTGCTCCCCTCAAAAGGCGGGTAGCAATCTCGCTCCAGCCGGTACCGATACCGGCCGCATTCACTGATGATTGCTGACATCGCCACCTCCCTCCTGCTCGCTCAGCAGGGCGCTGAGTTCTTCCCATGCCTCTTCAGCGCCCGGCGTCTGCGACATGGCGCAGCATGCCCAGCGATCAATGGAGCGCTCCAGGACTTCTCGCGGAACCACCACATGGCCTGCGGGGACGGATCTGGTGTTCCAGGTCTCGGCAATAAGCGGTCTCGGGTCGTCTCCACATGCGTAGCGTGCAACACCGCTCCCGACGCATCCTTTTGATGCGCACACCGCAACTATTCCGCCGTCTTCCAGCTCGACAAAAGCGGCTTCTCCTCCGCAGCAGGGGCATGGTTTCAGTTCTTCAGCCATTGCCGTTCTCCTTGTCTTCCTCGGTGATCGCCTTGCACTCGAAAACGGTCTTTCCGACGTAGAACTTGCCGAGCTTCCGGCATTCTTCGGCTACGGTGTAATGGGCGTGTATCCAGCCACCGAACCAGCCGATGGCCATGAAGACCAGCATCCATAGACTGAACAATCGGTACTCCTCCGGCTCATGCAGCATGGTCGCCGTTCTCCTTGTCCTGGTTGAGCAGGGCGCGGAGTTCGATCCGCGCCTCATGCACAGCATCAAGTTCATCTTGGTTATTGACTGGCGCCGCGATCCTACGCAACAGCCCCTCGCTGACCGTCTTGCCGTTGAGGCGCGGAGCGGCTTCTAACATCGCCTTATACTTGGAATACCAGGAATGACCTCGCATAGTTTTCCATGGCATGCGCATGGCAACAGTCGGCTCAATTGGCACCAAAGCATAACCATCTGGCACAACCACCCTGGCGCGAAGTTTCGCGACTTCCTCCCTGAGCGCCTGGGCCTCGGCGGCGAGCTTGGCGTATTCGGCATCCGTGACGTGATCCTTCAAGGCACCGCAGTCCGGGCATTGAAGGGCGCCGAAATCCCATGCTTCGTGCGGGCAGTTATTCATGACCTACCTCCTTGCTGACCGACTTGTGCCAGGCCTCTACCAGACCCTCGCTGGTGAATGCCCGAACTGAGTGGTTGCACTTTGGACAGTGCAACGAGAGGTATCCCTCTTTATGCCTGATCCCAGCCAGGGATCCGTCGTAGCCACACTTGCAGGGTTTCAACGTATCCATCACACCCCCTCATTGCCGGGCGCGGCGGCGATTAGTTTGAATTCCTCCGCGTACTCGTCGCAGCGACACTCGACAACGTTCGTCTCGCCCACCGCCTCGCAGTTGCAGAATTTGCTGCACAGCGCCTCGAACAGGAAGTCGGGCATCTCATTAATCACTTGATCCCGACTGACCGTCACCGTATGGCTCTCTCCGTTGGGGTGGCGATACTCGAAGCTGAACTCTTCCGGCCCGCTGTGCTGAGCCTGGGCGGCCACGGTGGAATCGATCCTAGCTAGCGCGTCTTCGGCGCACTCCTTCGCCAGCCCCAAGTCGATGCGCTTCCCGCTGGCCTTGATATTGTGCAGAAGATGGCGCAGGGCTTGTGCCAGCTCCGCGACCCTGGCCAGGGCGGCGTCGCGCTGGGCGATCAACTCGGCTGTGCCTTCTTCGAACTGGCGAACAAACTGACGGTGACTTTCTAGCATTGCCGCTGCGGTCTTGCCTTTCTCAGCTACGACGATGCGCTCATGCTGGGCGACGGTCATCACTGGCTCGTATGGGCTTCCCTCATAGTTCGACCAGATGAAGGCATCGCCGGTGCTTGGATAGTTTCGGTCGAAGTACGCCACAACCTCCGGCCGCTCCGCCTCTGCCTGCTCGGCCTGCTTTGCGAAATTCTCATTCTGTTGCATCACAGCTCATCCTTGCCGCGCATGGCGTTCAGTTGGTTGTGGTCGGGATGCCGGTAGTCGAGCAGCCACTTAGGCGTGCTGATGTACAGGCCGTTCTGCGTGATATGGACGCGGGCGTTGATGTCCGGCTGGTTCGGCCAGTGGTCGTCCCATTCGTTCATCAGTTCAGCGAATCGGCGCTGCCAGTCATCCGGCATCGCATGCATCATCACGCGCGGCAGGACTGCGTATGCACTGCGGCTCAGACCAAACCAGGCCCAAAGCTGGTCGTAGCCGGAATTTGCCTGCTCGGTCCGCGCCGGGAAGTGTTGCGGCGCACCAAGTAAATCCTCTCCCTGCTGGCTGATCTCCCAGAGTGCCGGGCTGCGCTGAACGCGATTGAGCAGCCCGAGCTGAGTCAGCAGGTCCAACCAGTGCCGGCCGATATCGACGCCGCCCGATTCGAAGTCGCTGGCGCAGTCATAAAAGCGGCGCAGTTTGTCCAGCACCTTCTCCGCGAAGGGCGGTAGCGCCGGGGAGGGTTGCGCCAGGGCGGCGCGGGCACGGGAAGCGTCGGCAGCGCATTCCGAGCAGAGCCCAGGTCCGCCGCACCGCATTTTCACTCCGTCAGCCCGTGGGAATACGTGGCCGTGCCCGACGTTTGTGCCCACCTGCTCTACCGGTGCAGGATGTGCCGGACAGGGATGGCGGAGGGAGCCGTCGCCGGAAGGGCAGGTGCATTCATTTGCTTTGGTCATGGGAGCTTTCTCCAGGCCTCGGTTTCGAGGTCAGAAACGGTATCAGTCGGCGCCGGCGCTCGATGTTTTCGAGTTGAATGACCTCGCCCAGGCTGTCGATGACGACCCAGTGAATGCCTGTTGGGAGGTGGATGTATCGGGCTGGCGCGGTAGAGGAGCAGAGGGCGTTTATGCGGCGGACTGCGGGGCTTTCGTCGAAGGGCATGATGGGCAGGCTCCGTATGGGGGTGCCGTGTAGCAGTGCTCACCGCTGGCGCCCTGGTCTGCGTCGTTTGCGATCTCGTTCAGTTGTCGCGCGAGCTGGCGCAGTTGAGAGGAGGAGATCAGGGCGCCGAGGCGGGGGAGGCCGGTAACCTCGGCCAGGCGCTGTCCGCCCTCGCCGTCAACGAACAGCGCGGTCAAGTTGAGGGGGTGCATGGCGTTTCCTCAGGAGGCCGGCATCGGATGCAGTTGCATTGCCCGATGCGCTGGCCTGTTGTGCGGCAGTAGATGGGAGCGTTCACGGCGTCACCCGCTTGAACTCGATGACCCATACCCAGGGGTTGCCGGCCCAGCTCTCGATGCCGTTGATCGACACCCACAACTCACGCCAGGCATCGAATGGATCGCACCAGTTTCCAGGGCCTGGCTCGTTCTGGAAGGCGTGGTAGTAGTACTCGCCATCGCCGTGGTGAATTCGATTTACACCTTCGGCTACGTAACGGCTTTCGTAGTCCGTTTCACCTTCTCCATCCTGAAGTCGCTCGACGCGCACGTCGGTGATTTCCAGCAGGATGCGAGAGGCCCAGCGAGGCATATGGATGCTTGGCCGCCAGTCGCCGCGCTGTGAGTCGTATAGCGCGAGATATGGGTCTGGCTCGCCGGGTGCTACGTGAATCTCTCGGGCTGCATCATCTGCCCTGTACCGCACCTCGTACTCGCTGTCGTAGCCTTTTTCAGTGCTGTACGCAGCGAGTAGGTCGATAGTCCAGGCCTCGCGCACCCACAACCGGTCGCCGGACTTCCCGAAAGGGCAGATCCCGCACCGAGCAAGCTCATGCGCGCATTCCTCCTCCGTGGATCCGAACACGTTGAACCCGTAGCGCAGGTGGCGCTGGCCGAGCGCACTCCAGCGGAGGCCCTCGTGAGGCGTGGTTTTGTCCTCGGTTGGTATCTGCAAGCCCTTCACGGCGCGTCGCGTCACCGTCTTCCGGCCTTCCAGGATGGCTCGCACCATCTGGTCGTTGAACAGGATTGGCCGCTCCCGCGGCGTTTCTGCGGACATGGGGAATTCCTCTCGCCTGCTGGCGACGAATAGGGATTGAGGTTGTGTTGGTCGTGATGGGCTTGGAAAAAACCCAAGAGGATCGGGAAAGGTCGTGACAGCAAGATTGGTCCTACACAAACAACCTGGTGCCATTCAAATGAAGAAGCTCGACCATCAGCTTTTCCGGGCCTACTTGCTGCTCTCGATCCTCGGCAAGGTGGTAACGATATGGGTCAAGATCCACCCATTTATGGTCACGCCCGCCCTCAGTTGCTGAGGGCTTGCTTGGCGATCTGGAGCACGTCCATGCCGATTCCGCCGGTAGAGACGTCGGTGAGCGCTGCGATCTGCTCGAGGGCTTGCCGTGCGGTTGCCAGTTGATCCTCCGGGGAGAGGTATGCCGGCATGCCGGCCAGGCGGCGGCACACGAACGGATCGTTGTCGCTCGGTACTGAGCAGCAGGTGAACTGGATTGCGCGGCACTTGCAGACGAAGTCGGGCGCAGGGAGTGCCTCGGCGTCGACGACGTGCATGCCGAGGGCGATAGCAAGGTTGCGTTCGATGTTCGCCCCTCGAGACCGCTCCCAGCCCGGCAGCAACGCGAGGATGTCGCAGTCCACGAGCCGCTTGATCCCGTCGCGCATGAACGTCTCCCACGGCGACCCGCGGTAGACCATGTTGACAGCCGGGTTCTCGACGATATAGCCGAGGGCTCTGATCCGCCGCTCCTCGGCGTTGAACGCGGGGTAGTTGAAATCGGGAATGCCGGTCATGGGGCCGGACAAGTAGACGCGGCGCATCATGCTGCTCTCCCTGGCTGGTGGCCGAACTGCTGCCACTCGACCTTGTGCTTGCGCTTCTTGGTCAGGACTGGCGCGCCGTCGTCATTCCAAAGCTTGACCCTGGCGCGGATCTGCATGTCGCGGCATTCCAGCGTCTTCCGCGCGAGTTCGATGAACTGCTGACAGAAATCCGGCGTATCCAGCAACTGGCTCAACTGGACGACCTTGGTTCCGGTCATGATGTTGTCGGCCTTCCGCTCGACTGCGGCGAGCCATTCGCTCATCGGAACATGCTCATCCCCGAGCGGGGTCTTGCGTACCGACTTCACTTCTTTTTTGGCCATGGCGAGCGCTACGTCTCGCGTCATGCCGAACACGGCAAAAGTGCTCATGTGGTAATCCTCAGGACGAGTAGAGCCGCGCCAGGCGTGCTAGCGTCGGTGATCTGGTGGTGGGTTACTGTTCGTCGTCGGCGACGGAGAGTCCGGCGGCGAGTAGTTGTCGCGACACTTTTTCGCTGGGCGTGTATTCGTGTCGCGACACGACTAGGAGGGGCAGGAGATCGGCATCGGGTAGGCCGGCGGCGTTGAGTATCAGCGTCGAGAACGCTTCTCTCCAATCCTCGAAATCGCCGACCGCCTGTAGCCGTTCGAAAGCGGCATCGATCGCCGGCGGGGATGGAAGCTTGCGCTCGGGTATTCCGGCCTCTCGCTGGCGCTGGCGCTTCTCCCGTTGGCGCTGGGCGTTGGTCTTGGCCATGCGGACCTCAGAAGACAAAGGTTGGTTGATGGCTGGCGCAGGCGCGGTAGGAGACCGTTCGAGGCTTCGCCTCTTGAGCTGCTGGCGCAGCGGCGGACGGCGGCGTCCTGGGAGGCTGTTGCCGGACTGCTGCGGGGAGCGTGAACACCAGCACGATGAAGCCCAGGGCTGCACCGATGCCGCCGGTTCGAATTGCTCTGCGCCTGTTCACTTGGCGGCCTGCTGGCGCTTCAAGTGCTCTGCGTATGCGCATGCTTCGTTGTGGTTCCGGCGGAATCCGCGCACCGCGCCAGTATCGGTCTCGACGATGTGGAAGAAGCCGCGCCCCTGAGGCACGACCTGGTAGGGTTCTGCCATCGCAGGAGCCATGAGCCGCTGAGCGAAAGCCATCCGGGCAAGGGCAGTCTGGGAGAGCAGGCCGGTGAGAACTTCGGTTTGTTCCTGATGCTTCAGCATGATGGTTCTCCTACGCGTTGATGGTGATTTCTTCGAGGCGCCGAACGGTGCGGGCTTCTGTGAGCCGTCGCTCGTTGCTTGGCCGGCGGTTTCGGTTCATGTGGTCGTCATCGATCAGCGGGTGGCCGGCGACGAGGAATGCGAGCACGAAGACGGCAGGGGAGATGATTCCGCGACGGAACGCTTCGAGGACGAGGCCGCGCACGCTGCGCACGCAGAGCTTGAATTTGGCGTCGTCGAGGCGCTTTTCGACGGTCCCTGGGGCGATGCCCATGCGCCGCGCGACCTCTTTCGCGGTCAGTTCGCTGGCGCTCCATGCCGTGGCTTCGAGTTCACGGGGAGCAAGGCCGAGGCCCTGGCGGCCGATCCATCCGCCGCAGTTGATGGTTGCGTGCATGGTTGATTCCTTGGCTGCATGGGTCAGCACTCGGCATTGCGTGGAGTGCTGGCGCATGGAGTCGAGAGAGGGGTGGTGCAGGGCGCCCGCCGCCCCGCACCTACTTACAAACCGCCTTATGTTTTGTTCCTGGATATCTGCTACATGGCTGCATCCTCCGGTGGTTACCAGCGATTGGCGCTGGCGCCGTTCTACTATTCACCGAGGGTGTCATCGGCCCTCGCGACCAGTTCAATCAATCGCTCGATGTGGGATGCCCTGGTGGTGAGGGTGATCGCTTCCGGCCCTTCAGCCAGTCCAGCGCGAAGGGCCGTCGGGAACGCCTTGACTATCTCCCGATTGAGCTTCAGCAACTCTTCGAGAATGGAGCGCGGCACGACTGGCTCAGCTACCGCCTTGGGGGTTACTTTGGTTCCGCCCGCTGCAATGACCTTCGCGAGCTTCTGGCCCAGCACCTGGCCGGCCTTCTCGCCGTGCTTCCTGACGACCTTCGCCGCGGTCGTCGCTGCGACTGCGCCGGAGCTGATCAACTGCTGCACATCGGTATTCGCGTTGCCTACGACCAGTACCTGGTCGACGTGCTGCCGGGTCTTCCCCATCTTCTGGGCGATCTGTTCGACGGTCCATCCGAACGCAATGAGCCGCTTGTAGCCGTGTGCGAGCTCCAGAGGGGACAGCTTGCGCCCCTCTTGGGAAGTGATCACGCGGAGCACGCGCTCAGCGTCGTTGCCGGCGAATGCAACGATTGGCACCCAGAACTCTCCGCTGGGGTCACGTGGCAACCGGCCCTCAGCGTCGAGCTTGAGGTAGGCGCGCCGGCGGCGGTGCCCGTCGACAACCCACATGCCGCCGTCTTCGCGGGGGCGCACTTCGAGGGCAGGAACGATGCCGCCCTGGTGCAGGTAGTCGGCCAGATCCGCGATACTCTGTTCGAGGTCTTCGCCCTCGGCGCGCAGGTTGAAACCGGGTTCTTCGTGAAGGTCTTCCAGGCGAGCTTTCATCGCATCTGCGCGTTTCAGGTCGCCGTCTTTGATCATCTGCTTGAACGATTTAGCCGCCATTTTCTACCCCTTCGAGTTCTTCGTCCTGTTCATCAGTTGCGTCTCGCCCGACAGTCATTTCTCCATGCTCCGGACAGTGAGGAGGTCCAGACTTGTCTAGCCACTTCTGGGTCACCCTGGCGACGTATCCGCACTCCGAGCACTCGACCTTCTTCAATCGCGTCGACTGCTTTTTCTTGGCGGTGGTGATGATCTCTTCGAGTTCGGGCTGGCTCAGGCCGTCCCGTATCCCTCTCGCGACCTTCCCCTGCGCTGGCTCTCTGCGCTCTCTCGCGCCGGGCCTGTGCCAGGTGAGCTTTCCGTGGGGAAGTGGACCGAGTTCGTCGATGAACGGCTTGACCCACTCCTCGAACTGCCTTGTCGGCACTGAGCAGGTGAACGGCCCCGTCATGCCGATGGCTTTCATGAGCTTCACGAACGGCCCTTTGTGGCCCTCTTTGATCCCTGCCGCGATGTGGCAGAGTTCGTGCGCCAGGTATGCCGATACCTGCATGGAGTCGTCTGTGCCTGGGCTGATGAGAATCTCGTAGGTTCCGTCTGCGGATGCCGAGCTGTGCCATACCTCGGCGCCGACATTTCCTCTCTGGCCTGCGCTGGTGAAGCCGATTGAGATTCGATAAGGCTGAAGCGGCGCGCCTAGCTCAAGAAATCGAGGCGACATCCGCTCGGCCATGGCGTTGAGCCAAGCCTCTCTGTTCATGTCTGATCTCGTTTAAACGGTTTGGGATGCGGCTGTATGGGAGAGTGGTCTAGGGCGGGAGTCGAACCCGCTACCTGCATTGGATGAGCGTTCGCGTTCATGACCGCTGGCGCTCGCTGCTCTACCGCGCTGAGCTACCTAGACCACTCTCCGATACAGCCTGGCGATGGGGAGCCAGGTGGATCGGGCAGTTAACGTCAGGCTGACGTGGCGCTGGCTGTTCAGTCGTACAGTCCGTAGCTCAGGTCGTCTGGGTCGCAGTCGATCACCAGAATGGCGTTGCCGAAGTACAGCGATGCCAGCATGCGCTCCCACTTTGAGTAGACCTGCATGTCGATCGCGATCTTCTTGTCATCGAGCTTGGCGCTATAGACTTCGCCGAACTGTACCTTTGGCTTCCAGCGATCCCCGGTCTCACGCTCGCCCTTGATGCTGATGTGAATGGCGTGTTTCAGACTGTGGTTGCTTCGAGGGGAAGATGAGTAGAGGCCGCTCCGGTATCTGTCTTCCGGCTCAGGATCGAAATAGATGTGCAGCGTCTTGTGGGAGTAGCTGCCGTCACCTTCTTCAATGCGAATCTCTGGGCGCTCCCACTGGTCTTCGGCGGCGCGCTCCTTGTGGTGCTCGATGAATTCCTCGAGCAGGGCTTTGAGCGACACCTCGCCGGTCAGCAGGCAATCGCCGGTAAGCACCTCGGTGATCGACTTATCGGCTTGTTCCAAGATGACCGCACTCAGGCCAGCCGACTCCCAGCGCTGTCGAAGTGCATTTGCGACGATGGCGTTGTATCGCTGAAGGTCGAGGATGTCGGACACGTTTGCCGGCAACGCAGCTTTGACAGCTTCCTTGATGGCGCCGCCGAAATCTCCATAGGAGCGGAACGCGTCGCTCACGACTTCCTTGAACAGCTTGTCGATGCCTTCGTCGATCAGTTCGCGCGGCCTGTCGGATGCTGCGTAAAGGGTGACTCTTTCTGCTAGCAGGTCTTGCAGGGTTTGCTGGCTCATCTGGTGCATGCTCCGTGCATTCGGTTGACTTCCCGTCTGGCCCTCGGTGGAGGGCCAGCCAGTGAAATCGGTGTTTCTCCCGCGTTCGCCTACTGGGCTTCTACAACCCGCGGGTGTTGCTCATAGCTGTCATTCCCCTGGCTGCGGCGCCGATTGCCGCACGGCACAGCCAGGTTCCTGCCCATTACCGCCGGGGTGGCGGGGCGCATCGCATGCGGGTCGTTCACACGGTTCGGGCATTTCGCCCTCGATCAGCCGTCCTGGTCGCCCTGAGCGGGGTCGCCATCGCGTTGGTAGGTGTTGCCTCAGCACCTATCTGGCCGCCGGTCGCCGCAGAGGCGATGCGTTCTGTTGTTGATGTGTTTCGCTGTCGGGTTGTTAAAGAGCAGTCGGCTCGGTGGCCTGGGCATCGCTGCCGTGGAAGTAATATCTCCCAAGGAAATAATTCAGTCAACTCCAATGGAGATATTTTTTGGCGATAAATGGATGCCGAATGCGGTTGCTGCCATAGCAGCTGAGGGAATACTGTATTTATGTACAGTTGATGAGGTTCTTATGGCCAAGAAGCAGAAGCAGCAGACGTACGAGGTCACGCCGACTGATCGCCTGGGGATGCGGGTGTCCGCGATGATCAACTCACCGAAGGCGCAGGATCTGGGGCAGGTGAAGATTCACCGGCTGGACACTGACCCGGCGGAAGCGTGGGATGCGGTGATGGAGGTGCTGGCTGAGACGGACGGTATTGACCTGGTGTTCAACGACGACGGCACCGTGACGCTGAGGTGGGATAGGCAGGAACCGGAGGGATAGGGCGGAAATGAAAAGCCCCGCAGGTGCAGCGGGGCTGTCGCTAAGAAATGAATTTAGCAGCAGTGAAAGCGAGGGATGCCAGCACAACACAAGACCCGATGACGCGCCAAGTCTGGTCATTTAGAGACTTGTGCATTTCAGTGGAGATGTAGCCTTTCAAGACCTCCAATTCAGCCTTAGTCGCCATGCTTTTCTCCACGCCATCAAGAACGGTTTCGAGGCGTACGAGCTTCTCCCGAATAACGGGGAGAGCCTCCTCAAGAGTCTTTACGCGACGTTCCAAATCGGAGCCTCCAGGCGGGTTGCCACCGCCAGTATTGCTCCCAAAGTCCTCTATGTCACTTCCTGTGAACGGAACGGATCTGAGTTTCTTCTCGGCCATTAGAGTTCGCTCGCCAACTGAACGATTCGGTCAGAAAGGAACGCACGCATGTGTCCACACTTTCTGCATGACGTATAGAAAAAGAAATTCCTCAGCTCAGAGTCGGTGCCCAATAAGGGATTTACGGTCCGACTGATGATTGGAATGCTCATCACAACTGGGCGATCTTCGTATTCATAGACATCCCATTCCGTTCCGGCGCAAACCGGGCAAGGAGTGGGGTCCTCTCCCTCTGGGTGCAGTTTCTCCAGTACGGCGATTAACTGATCAATTGTCACATCGGCGGGATGAAGTCGCCCATCCTCCCTTGGCTTAAGCGGTTCAACATTGCTCATATTTGACTCCGGGCTGGGTGGGCATCAATGCTTTCTTCGGCGCATTACCGACCACCAGAATACCCAGCCGATCACGCTGATATCGCCGGCACGCATCTGCTCTCTGGTGTACTCCTCATCGGGGTATTCCTCCCGATTGTAGCTGCGCAACCGGATGCCGCCGCCAGGTAGTCGATAGACGAACTTCACCCGCAGCAGGTCGTCATGCTTTAGGGCGTAGATCTCGCCGTCCACGATCGTGTTGACCGAGAGGTCGACGCCGATGATCGAGCCGTCTGCAATAAGCGGCTCCATGCTGTTGCCTGTGACGTTCACGCAGACGGAGGTGCTCTTGTCGACGGCAGCCTCGCGCAGAGTTGCCTTCGGGAATCGAATCTTGCGCTTGGCCAGTTCGAGGTCAGGCACTCGCCCACCGCCCGCCGCTATCTCGACCTCATCGAAGTATGGGATTTCAACCTCGTCCGGCGCGAGCGGGTCTCCGTCTGACCACGCTGATAAATGCGTTACATCCTCCGCTGAAGCGTCTGAAGCGGGTCGAGCCGCCTTGACCAACCCATCGATCTCATTCGCCAGTCTCGAGCTGAACCTAGACACTGGGATTCCCAGGAGATCAGCAAATGCCGCCGCAAGTTCTTTGCCAATGGCTCGATGTCCATTGAGGTGGCTGCTCAACGTTCCCTGGCTGGTGCCTAGCCTATGAGCAGCCTCGTCCTGTGTTAGACGCCTTCCCTTGGGGAGGCGAGCGTTGTACGCAGCAAACTCTGCCTTGAGGGCAGCGCACTCTGCTTTTTCGGTTTCTGTAAGCGGGCGTCGTTCGGTACTCATTCTCGAATCATATTCCCAGTGGAAATAGTCGGCCATCTCCAGTGGAGTTGATGAAAATCTCCACTGGATATATTCTGGCGGTGTGAGCAACCCTGGAGATACGAGTTATGCACCGCATTTCTCTCAAAGAATTCGCAGCCAAGAATGGGCAAACCAAGGCCGCCGCGCTTCTTGGATTGACTCAGGGCGCCTTGAGTAAGGCCTTGCGTGCCGGTCGCGAGATCTATGTCGCCGAAAACGCCGATGGAACTTTCTCGGCGGAGGAAACAAAACCGTTTCCGACCCAGCCATCAAGAGCCGTTGCCTGACATGACAGCCAGCCAATCAAACCCCGAGCGAGAAGAAACTCTACGGGAATGCGCAGGGCTGGATCAGACCGATGCAACCCCTGTTCAAACATCCAGTGCTGAGGAAGGATCATGATCGACATCTTCCTGGTGTGCGTTGGCGCTGTGGGCATCACGGGGGCGGTGACGATCTTTAGCTACCACTTTGGTTATGAGGCAGGCCTAAAGGCGAACTGCCCACTATGGCGAAACCCCGCAAAAGCCGCCCTTTACGGGTTAGGCAAGCCCAAGAAGCTTGAGGATGAGTGCGCCTCCGACCAGGGCGACAAGCCACTTGGATGCAGTGATGACTGATTTTCCGTGTTTGTCCCAGAGACCCCGCAGCGGCGGCGAATCAAACCCTAGGTGGACAAAGTTGGCACCTTCGTCGAGGAAGGGTTGCCGATCCCAATTCTTTGCCTTCCAGCGCCTGAAGGCTTCTTTCAACCAGTTCATGCCAGGCCTCCGAGCCCGTTTCGTGTGGAAGCAAAACGATAGCACGGTGGGCCTGGCACCCATTTAGACAGCAAAAAGCCCGGCTGCAACCGGGCTTTCTGAGGAGGCACCGGTAGGCGGTGCCGAACATCCAACGGAGCCGAATATGACACAGGTATCCACCATCCAACAAGAGAGCGTGTCGCGACACGAAATAGCGATTCGCAAGAAAGTGTCGCGGAGGGCGCGCAGGTGAGCACGATCATCATGTCGGCCTGCTGGCCGCTACAGGGTCTGACGCCGGCGCAGAAGGCTGTGCTGATCAGCCTGGCGGACAACGCGAACGACGAGGGCGTGTGCTGGCCTTCGGTGGCGAAGATCGCCGAGCGCACCTGCCTGTCCGAACGTGCCGTGCAGCAGGCCATCAAGGTGCTGAACGAGTGCAAGGCGCTGAGCATTGAAGCGCGCCAGGGTCGCTCGACGATGTTCACCGTAACCCCCGCAGCATTTGCACCCCCGCAGAAGGTTCACCCCCGCAGGAAATGCACCCCCGCAGCAAATGCACCCACCCCCGCAGATGCTGCACCCCCACCCCCGCAGGATCTGCACCCCACCCCCGCAGATGCTGCACCCAGAACCGTAATAGAACCTACAAGGGAACCGTCAGGGAACCTTTTGCCGACCCGTTCCGGTTCGGCGACTGACGAAGCGATGCAGGAGGCTTGCCGGAGTGTGTGGGCAGCGTACCGGGCCGCCTACGAGGCGCGCTGGAGTGTTCAGCCGGTGCGGAACGCAAAGGTCAATTCCCAGGTGAAGCAACTGGTGGCCGCCCTCGGCGCCGAGGCGCCTGCGGTGGCGGCGTTCTTCGTCGGGCTGGATGACAAGTTCCTGGTCGACAGTTGCCATGATTTCGGGTTGCTACTGGCCAAGGCTGGCGCTTACCGGACGAAGTGGGCGACAGCCGGTTCCGCGCCGTCGACCGATTGGACTGACCAGGTGCAGCTATGACCCGCAGGCAGTCATCGGTCGGTGCTGTGCTGGCGCATGTGAATCAGGGCGCGGGGCTGCGCCCCTTGTCCCAGTCGGCGGTGAAGGTCGATCCCCAGACGAGAGGCGAGGTCGACCGGTTGTTCTTGCGGATCAAGGCGATCTGCCCTGGATGGCGAAGTTCCTGGCCAAGCGATGAGGTCGAGAACGCTGCGAAGGCGGAGTGGCTGGCAGAGATCGTCCGGCAAGAGGTTACGCGCCGCGAGCAACTGCAGGCCGGGGTAAGAGCGTTGAGCGCGCAGGCAAGGCCGCTTGTTCCGTCTGCCGGCCAGTTCTGCGCCTGGTGCTGGGCTCCTGAGGTCTTCGGCCTGCCATCCCTTGATGACGCATATCGCGAGGCGCTGGCCAATACCCACCCAGCCATGGTCGGAGCCGCGAAATGGAGTTGCCCTGCGGTGTATTGGGCAGCCGCTGGCGCTGGATTCAGCCGGCTGCAGGCTCTGGCAAGAAAGGATGGGCTTGCGGCGCTGGATATCTCCTACCGACAGATCATCAAGAAGCTGGCGCGTGGCGAGGCGCTCGGGAAGGTTCCGGAGGGAGAGGTCACCCACCAGAAAGCGCGAACCCAATCCGTTGGAATTGCTGCGCTTGCGCAGCTTCGAAAACAACTCAAAGGAGGAGATCGCTCATGAAGTGGAGCGTACTCAACGACTATCTGATGGTTAGCGACACCCAGCCGCCCTACAAGGTCTGCAAGCTCCTGGTCGCCGGCGAGGCTCACTACCGGGCCAGTGTGCAGGGTGAATTCATTTGCACCCCGGTTGCGACTGCGAAGGAGGCGTGCGGTGTTTGCGAGCGCCATCACCAGATCACCTTCCCGCGGGAGGTGGCATGACGTTGTCGGCACGGAAGCCCCGGCCGAAGAAGTGCGCAGTGTCGACGTGCCGCGCGCCCTTCGTCCCGGTGAAGTCGTTTCAGACGTGGTGCAGCCCAGAGTGCGGAATCGTCATCGCTCGGCAGAAGCAGGAGAAGGAGCGCAAGTCGATCCAGCAACGCGAGCGCCGCGAGGTCAAGGTTCGGAAAGAGAAGTTGAAGAATCGTGCAGACCACTTGAGGGAGGCCCAGGCCGCATTCAACGAGTTCATCCGCTGGCGCGACTGGGACCGCCCCTGCATCAGTTGTGGGCGCTTTCATGACGGGCAGTATCACGCCGGGCATTACCGCTCCGTCGGTTCCCATCCCGAGTTGAGGTTCGACGAGGACAACGTTCACAAGCAATGCGCCCCATGCAACAACCACAAGTCGGGAGACGTCGTGAACTACCGGATCAACCTTGTGGCGAAGATCGGCGCTGCGGCTGTAGCGCGCCTGGAGGGTCCGCACGGTGCAAGAAAGTGGACTGTTGAAGAGATCAAGGCAATCAAGGCCCTGTATCGAGCCAAGGCCAGGGACGCGAAGAGGGCTGCCGCATGAAGAAGCATGGTCCGGATCTTACGAACAAACCGCGTCACTTGGTTCCGTGCCCAGCATGCAATGGCCACGGTCAGCGCCGGGGAGTGTTCTACGACATTGATTGCGACGCGTGCGGCGCCGCTGGCTTCGTCGACGGGGCGACGGGGCTGGCGCTGGAGCAGCGGGATGCGGTTGTGCAACTGCGGATGTGGGTAAAGCGGCTGCTGGAAGAGCAGCGACGCCAGGCGAGCAGGCTGGCGCGAGAAGAGAACAACCGGAAGGGCGCTGGCGGCGCTCACTTTCGAGGGGATTGACCAGCCATTGGCGCTACGCGCGCTGGAGGAGAGGACGATGATTTACGAAAGCGTTTCAAGTGCGGTCGTTTCGGCGCTGGCAGCAGACTGCGTCGACAACACAAGCAAGCAGGCATGGCAAAAGCTCTATCAGGCCGGCGAGCCTGGTCGTCGTGGCGGTGTGATGGTATCCGCTGATCTCAGGCAGCAAATCGATTGCTGGGTGCATGCTCGATTGCATGACCAGCTCATTCCGCGCCACTGGGCGGCGCTGGTGGCGAAGTACAGCACTCACCAGGCTAAGAAAGTTCAGGCGATCTCTCTTCTGCGGTCGGTGGTCGCAACGCCGGCTCCTGCTCTTTTCCTCTACAAGGCCATAACGACTTGGGCGATTCCGAAACTGAAGGGTGTCCAGCCGGCGCTGCGAAAAACCGTCTCTGTCGAAATCCCAGTGGACGGATCACCAGAAAAGCAAGCCAGGGCCGTGCGCGCCGCGCTGGAGGCAGAGCGAGTGAAGCGGAAGCGCCTTATGGCTCGATCGTCTGGAATGATCGTCCTGCCGGATGAGTTCTACGACATGAACACATGGGATCTCGATGGGAAGCCCGAGTCGACTCGGCGTGAGTGGCGCAGGAAGATTCATCGCGTTCTCGACGAAATGGTCGACGAGGCGCTGGTGGCGGCGGAGCAGATCCTCAACGCGGAGGGCTTGCTGGCCAAGGATGCGGCATAGGCCTTGACTTGCTGTCATCACTCCATCAATATTTATCCCATCCTGCCGATCTTGCGCTTTTTGAGGATCGAGCAACAAAGAGCCCAGCCTTCGAGCTGGGCTTTTTCGTTTCCGCAGGTGGCGCATTGCGCTGCGGGGCGCGCGGCCCCCTTGAAAGGTCGCACCTGCACCTATCCCTGGCCCAGCCCTCGCGCTGGGCTTTTTCATTTCCGCCCCGCCGAGGGGATATCGAGACTATGAAGATGCCAGAGAAGGACCCGTCATTCTGGGCCACGGTGCTGCTCGCGCTGCGCGAGCAAGGGCTGGCGATGGGACTCGCCTTCATCCTTACCTGGCTCCGTACCCAGTACGAGGGGAAGGAGCCGAGCATTGTTCGGCAACTGATCGAGGCGGCCCTTGGCGCGATGCTGGTCATGGTTGTCGGTCTCACCGCCAAGGAGTTTGGCTGGAGCCCTGCGTGGCAGTTCTTTGCCGCCGGCTTCGTTGGTGTCCTCGGGGTAAGCACCGTGCAAAAGCTGGGCGCGCGCTGGGCGGAAAGGAAGGTGGGCTGATGAAGATCACCGCTGACCAACTCGACCGCGCTACCGGCTGCGGTGCTGTTACTGCCTCGACTTGGGTCGAACACATCAACGGCGCCATGGCTCGGTTCGGGGTCAACACGGCTGAGCGGGTGGCGATGTTCCTGGCTCAGGTCGGGCACGAAAGCCAGAGCCTCAAGCGCCTGGTCGAGAACCTGAACTACTCCGCCGAGGGGCTGCTCAAGACGTGGCCGAAACGGTTCACGGCGACCGAGGCTAAGCAGTACGCCCGCAAGCCAGAGCGCATCGCGAACCGCGTCTATGCCAACAGAATGGGCAATGGGTCGCCAGATACGGGCGATGGGTATCGATACCGTGGTCGTGGCCTGATCATGATCACCGGCCACGACAACTACGCCGAAGCCGCCCGCGCCCTGGCGCTGCCACTGGTGGCTCAACCGGAGTTGCTGGAGCAACGGACCTGGGCTGCCATCGCGTCGGCATGGTGGTGGAAGTCGAGGGGTTTAAACGAACTGGCCGACCAGGGTCGCTTCGAGCGGATCACCCTCAAGATCAACAGTGGCTACAACGGCGCAGATGACCGTGCGGCTCGCCTCGAGTGGGCGCGTGCTGCGCTCAAGGGGGAATGATGCTCGGGTTCACGACGAAAGCTGAGGCGCGACGCATCGGAGCCTCGCACCACGGGAGCTATTACGGCATTCCGATGTGGCTAGGGGATGTCGATAGCGATTGCCCGCTAGCGTTCGCAAAGTGGGCGCCGCTTGAGCTGGTCGTCTCCCTGCTCTCGGTCATTGAGGGCATCGTCAACTCGATGCTCGATCAAGAGCAGACGTTCATGTTCAAGGTTGGTCGGAGGATCGACCAGTGACCTGGCGGCCCTGGTTGGTGGTCGCCCTGGTAGGCGCGCTTGTGTTCTGGCGCCTCGATCACGTGACCGCCCAGCGTGATGACCTGCAGGCCGCCGTCGAGCAATCCGCCGAGACGATCACTGCCATGGCCCAGCAGGCCCAGCGCGACAACCAAGCGCAGGTCCAGACCGATGCCCTGGCTCGAACCTACCAAGCAGCACTGCAGGCCTCCCATGAAGAAAACCAATTGCGCCGCGATGCTATCGGCACTGGTGCTCGCGTCGTGTACGTCAAAGCCCGCTGCCCCGCAGACGGAATGCACCCGGCTCCCGGAGCCTCCGGCAGCGCTGATGCAGGAAGAGCCGTCCTTGCTGCCGCTGATGGACAAGTTGTTTCTGATCTCCGAGCCGGAGTCGAGCGACGCGAACTGATGATCAAGGCCTTGCGAGAGCACATTGCGGGGCTGCAGAAGTTGTGCCGGAGGATTTGATGTCCAGGCTAAAGACTCTCGGGTTCCGCGTGGCGGCCCAGGGTGAGCGACTGAAGGTTGCGGCGCCTGGTTCGTGGCGGACCGGTAAGACCTCAACCGAGCGAGGATACGACTACCGATGGCAGCAGGCCCGTGAACAGTACCTTCGCGATCATCCGTTGTGCGTGTACTGCGCGCGCAAGGGATTGGTCACGGCGGCCAACACCGTTGACCACATCGTGGCTCACCGAGGTGATCGGGACCTGTTCTGGGATCAGAGCAACTGGCAGTCGCTCTGCGGACCCTGTCACTCCTCGGTCAAGCAGGCCGAGGAGGCCGCCGAAGGATGAGGCACGCCAGTGGCGTGTAACAATGGTAGGGGGGGGTGAAAATATCCGGTTTCGCCTGAAGCTAGACCGCCCCCGCCCGCATTCGCACATTTTTTCCGATCTCTAGGAATTTTGTTAATGGCGTTAACAGACAAACAACGACGGTTTGTTGACGCGAAGGCCCGAGGAGCATCCAACAAAGCTGCCGCAGAAGCCGCTGGCTACGCGCCTTCCAGCTCTGCGGCCGCTGGCGCTCGACTTGCCAAGCACCCCGAAATCATCGCCGCCCTGAAGATGTTAAAGGGGCGGCGAGATGTTAAAGCCAAGGAGCCTTCGCCGAAGCAGGGCAAGGACCATGAAGCGCCGCTCAGCGATGAGCAGGAACCTGATGGCGAGTACCTGGATTGCCTGCCGTTTACGGAGGACCCTCTGGTCTGGCTGGTCAACCTGATGAATGAGCCGCGGGCGAAGGTCTTCGATCGCCGCAGCGCGGCTCAGAAAGCTGTCGACTTCTTCCATGGCAAGAAGGGCGAGATGGGCAAGAAGGAACAGAAGGCCGAGGCCGCGAAGCAAGCCGGCAAAGGCAAGTTCGGCCAGGGCAAGCCTCCACTATCCGTCGTCAGGGGGTAAACCATGCTCTGGACCACTGCCTGCCCTGACTGGTGGCGGCGCTTGAGTGCTGGTGAATCCATCATTCCACCGCCGCTCTTTCCTGAGGAAGCCGAGGAGGGGCTCAGCGTCTTCCGGGAACTGAAGATCGTAGACGCTCCCGGCTCCCCGACAATCGAGGCCGCATGCGCCCCCTGGGTGCTCGACTTCGCCGGTGCCATCTTCGGCAGCTACAACAATGAGACCGGCCAGCGACTGATCACCGAGTACTTCCTCTGCATCCCGAAGAAGAACTCGAAGTCGACCATTGCAGCCGCGATCATGCTGACCGCCTTGATCCGCAACTGGCGGCTAGAGGCCGAGTTCATCATCCTGGCGCCGACCAAGGAGATCGCCGACAACAGCTTCAAGCCGGCGGCGGCGATGGTGAAGCACGACGAAGAGTTGTCGGATCTGCTTCATGTTCAACCGCACCTGCGGCTGATTACCCACAATCAGACGGGAGCCACCCTGAAGGTAGTGGCCGCTGATAGCGATGTGGTCGGTGGCAAGAAGGCCGTCGGCGTGCTGATCGATGAGGCCTGGCTGTTCGGCAAGAACCCGAAGGCACCGGACATGATTCGGGAGGCCACTGGCGGCCTGCTGTCTCGCCCTGAAGGTTTCATCATCTGGCTCACGACCCAGTCGAACGAGCCGCCCGCCGGGGTGTTCAGGTCCAAGCTGACCTATGCCCGGGGCGTCCGTGATGGACGCATCGAAGACAACCGGTTTCTGCCGATCATCTACGAGTTCCCGAAGGAGATGATCGAGAGCGGAGAGGCGCGCCGGCCAGAGAACTTCCACCTGGTCAACCCGAACATGGGCTACTCGGTGGATCGGCCCACCCTCGAGCGCCTGTTTATGCAGGCAGAACTCGACGGTGAGGCCGAGGTGCGCGGGTTCCTCGCCAAGTTCCTGAACATCGAGATCGGGCTGGCGCTGATGTCCGACAGTTGGGTCGGCGCCGCATTCTGGGAGCCGCAGGCGCTGCCAGGCCTTTCTCTGGATGCCCTGATTGAGCGCTGCGAGGTGATTGTTGGCGGCGTCGACGGTGGCGGCCTAGACGACCTGCTGGCGCTGACGCTGTTGGGCCGCGAGCGAGGGGGGCGCCGGTGGTTTCACTGGGCGCATGCCTGGGCGCACCCCTCGGTGCTGGAGCGCCGGAAGTCCGAGGCTCCCCGTCTCCATGACCTCGCGAGGGCTGGTGATCTTACCCTGGTTGAGAAAATCGGCGATGACGTTGAGGAGCTGGCGGCGTACGTCGCTCGGGTCAACGAGGCCGGCCTGCTCGACAAGGTCGGTCTCGACCCCGCCGGCATTGGCGCCGTTCTCGATGCGCTACTGGAGGCGGGGATCACCGAGGAGCAGACGGTCGGCATCTCTCAGGGCTGGAAGCTGACCGGGGCAATCAAGACCACGGAAAGGAAGCTGGCCGAGGGTGTGTTGATGCACTGCGGTCAGCCGCTTATGGCCTGGGCCTGCGGCAACGCCAAGGGCGTGCCTTCCGCCAACGCTTTCCTGATCACCAAGCAGGCGTCCGGCACCGCGAAGATCGACCCGTTGATGTCGACGTTCAACGCGGTATCGCTGCTGTCCCTCAATCCGGAGGCGCGCGGCGGCATGGATGACTACCTCAACAACGGCTTCTTTGGACTCATAGGCTGACCATGACATTTCGCTGGTACAACCCTCGCACGTGGCGGATGTTCGGCTACACCGACCCAGTCACGGGTGATTATGTCGAGGTGGACCTTGAGGTCGGCGGCAAGAGCACCAAGGCCGGCGTGCGAGTGACCACCAAGACCGCGCTGTCGATCAGCATGGTCTGGTCGTGCGTGAAGATCCTTTCGGAGTCGCTGTCGGGCCTGCCGCTGAAGCTCTACGAGGATTCGGACGGCGCCTCGCCGCGCACGTTGGTGCCGCGCAAGGACGGGGCGCAGAAGTTGCTGCGCAAACCCAACCCGTTCATGACGATGCTGAACTTCCTCAAGTTCGTCGTCGTGAACATGGCGCTGCGTGGTAACGCCTTCGCACTGATCGAACGCAACCGCCACGGCGAGCCGATCGGCTTGATTCCGCTCGGTATCGACCAGGTGACCATCGACACCGACGAGGACCTTCTCTACTGGGTGCAGCCCAAGGATGGGGAGCGATTCCCGGTTTCTCCGGAGAACATGCTGCATTTCAAGATATTCAGCATGGACGGCATCGTCGGTTTGTCGCCTATCGAGTACCAGGCGGAGACCATGGGTCTGGCCAAGGCGGGCCAGCAATGGTCTGCGCGCTTCATGCGCAAGGGCGGATTTACTGGTGGCTACATCATCTTCAAGGAGTTCCTGACCGAGAAGCAGCAGGCTCAGGTTATGGCGCGCTTCCCCGACGTGCGCAAGGGCGATGCCGACGACCTCGGCAAGATAGCTGTCTTGCAGGGTGGCCCAACCTTTGTACCGGCCGGTCTTAGCCAGAAAGACGCTCAATTCATCGAGTCCCAGCAGTTCCAGGAGGAGGCACTGGCCGGCATTTACGGTGTGCCTCTCTGGCTGGCCAACCGGGCCGGCAAGACATCGATCATGGGCTCCAACCTGGAGCAGCAACTGATCGGCTTCGTCACGTTCGGCCTGAAACCCTACATCGACGCGGTCGAGGACGAGTTCAACGACAAGCTGTATGGGCGCACCTCGCGCTTCGTCGAGTTCGCGGTGGAGGGGCTGCTGCGCGCTGACAGCGCCGGTCGCGCCACTCTGTTCGCTGCGGCTCTTGGTGGCTCCGGTGGTTCCGGCTGGATGACCATCAACGAAGTTCGCCGCAAAGAAAACCTTCCGCCACTTGATGGCCCTGAATACGACCGGGTCTCCCGGTGGGAGATGCAGACCAATGCTCAGCAAACTTGATTGCCCCTTCGAGGTGAAGGCCGCTGACGAGGCGGGCAACTTCGAGGGCTACGCCGCAGTGTTCGACAACGTCGACCTCGGCGATGACGTGATCCTCAAGGGCGCCTTCACCAAGGTGAAGACCGCTCGCAACGGCCGGTTGAAGCTGGCGCTGTACCACGACCTGACTCGGCTGGTCGGAACCTCGGAGTTCACCCAGGACGACCGAGGGCTGTTCCTCAAGGGCCGAGTAAACCTGGCAGTCAGTTACGCACGCGACGCCTACGAGCTGATGAAGGACGGCAGCCTCGACAGCATGTCAATCGGGTTCAACACCATCGAAGCCAACTTCGAGCAGCGCGCCGGGCGGCAGGTCCGAGTTATCAAGGCCGCCGAACTCTGGGAAGCGTCGTTCGTTCCGTTCGGCATGAACCCTGAGGCCGAGGTCCTCAGCGTCAAGTCGGACATCCGGCTTTTCGAGAACGCCCTGCGCGAACGCATGGGCCTCTCGCAGAAGGAAGCGGCAGCAGTCGCTTCGCTCGGCTACCCCGCGCTCCGCCGTGACGGCGGTAGCGAGGCCACGGCGATCGTGGAAGAGCTGAAAGACATTTCAACCCTGTTCACCACTCATTTTGGAGTATCGCCATGAGCGAAGTGAAAGAACTGAAGGACTCCCTGGAGCTGCAACTGAAGAACGGTTTCGACGGGCTCCAGAAGAAGTACGACCAGGCCATCACCGAGGTCGAGAAGGGCAACCAGGTTGCCACTGAGCTGAAGAAGGAAATTCAGACCCAGAAGGACGAACTGCAGAAGGTCATCGACCAGGTGCAGGATCTGGAGCAGAAGGGCGTCAAGCTGCGCGGCGGCCCCGGCGAAGGCAAGAGCTTCATCGATATGGTGAAGTCGCACGACGGCTACAAGGCGCTGCAACAGAAGAGCGCGAATGCCGCCGACATCGAGGTCACCAAGTCGGACCTGGCGTCGATGAAGGAAACCAAGGTCACCAGCGCCGGCATCGTTGTGCCGAACTACGACCCGACCATCCAGCCCGGCATCCGCCAGGAACTGCGCATCCGCGACCTGCTGACCAGCATCCCGGTCAGTGGCCAGAGCTACACCTACTACCGCGAGCTGCTGCACACCCGTGGCTCGGCGCCGGTAGCCGAAGGTGCGCTGAAGCCCACCAGCAACGTGACCTTCGAGTCGGTGACCGACCGCGTCAAGAAGCTGGCCGTGTGGATGCCGGTCACTGACGAGGCCCTGGACGACGTGCCGCAACTGTTCGGCTACATCCAGGAACTGCTGCGCTACGACCTCAAGCTGGAGGAAGAAGCGCAGATCCTCAAGGGTGACGGTACCGGCGAGAACCTGAACGGCCTGATGACCCAGGCGACCACCTACGACACCGCCCTGAACAAGGCTGGCGACACCTCCATCGACATCGTGCGCCGCGGCATCTACCAGGTCCGCAAGCAGTCGAAGCTGTCTGCCGACGGCGTGGTGATGACCGAGCTGGACTGGATGAACATCGAGCTGCAGAAGGATGGCGAAAACCGCTACCTGTTCGCCAACCTGCAGGGCCTGGTCACCCCGGTGCTCTGGGGGCGCCCGGTGATCACCTCGGACAGCATGGACGAAGGCGCGCCGGCGAACGGTGAAGATCCGGCCACCGGCGGCGAGTTCCTGATCGCCAACTTCGCCCGCTCCTCGATCCTCTTCGACCGCATGTCGTTCCTGTTCAAGATGGGTCTGATCAACGATCAGTTCATCCGGAACGAACGGGCGCTTCTGGTTGAGGAGCGTCTCGGTCTGGGCGTGCGTCGTCGCGAGGCGTTGGTGAAAGGCCGCTTCGCGGCGTAACCCCTGATGAGGCCGGCCGCAATGCCGGCCTCTTCGTTTCCAGGAGGCAACATGAAGATCAAGGCACTTTGGGGTTTCGTAGGTGACGCGAAGAAGCTCGGGGCGGAGTCGGCCCAGGTTCGCGCGGGCCAGGTGTTCGAGGAAGTCGACGATGAGTATGCACACGTCCTGATCGGCAAGGGGCTGGCTGCTGAGGTCGGGGAACAGACCAAGCCGAAAGAGACCAAGCCGGCGGCGCCGAAAGGGGCCAAGTGATGGAGATCGACTGGGATGCCGATCCATCCATCCTGGCGAAGGTGAAGCTTCAGGCCAGGGTCGAGACGGACGAGGAGGACGAGCTCGTAAAGGGCTATGTCGCCGCGGCGCTTTCCCATGTCGAGCAGCACTGTGACTGCCGGCTGGTCGAAGGTGAGCCCACTGCTCCGGATGAGATCGGCCTGACGCCGGATGTGTGGCAGGCAGTGTATTTGCTTGTCGCGCACTGGTACGCCAATCGCGAGGCGGTTGCGCTGGGCACCATCGCCACTTCGGTTCCGCTCGGTGTCGAGCGCCTTCTCTGGTACAGGAAGAGATTCTGATGAGAGCTGGTCCCCTTCGACATCGAGCGGATCTGCTCGAACTGCAGCGAGTTCCTGACGGCGGGGGTGGCTATTCCGAGCAGTGGGTCTTCCTGCGCAAGGTGTGGGTTGAGATCACCCTGCCGACTGGTCGGGTGGCGACCGTTGCAAATCAGTTGCAACCGGTCATCAGCGCTGAGATCCGAGCGCGCCCGCATGGCGATCTTGTCGTTGGGCGCCGGTTGTCCCACGGCGGCATCACCTACGCGATAAACGCGGTCCTTCCCGATAACGAGAACAGCATGCTCAGGCTGCTGTGCTCCAACGTTACCCCTACACCGAGGTAAGCAAAATGGTGCTTCGAGCAACAGCGCAACTGAGCGGTGCCGTGACCGCCAACAGGGGCGATGACGTAAGTCATCATCCCGCTGAAATCCTCAACCCGCTGATGGCGCGTGGCTTGGTATTCGACGACGGCAAGGACTACCCCGGTGCCTCTGTGCCGCCCACCTCAAAGGCCAGGAAGCGGCCGCGCCGCAAGGGGTGAACCATGGCCAGGCGCTCTCGCATAAAGGGCGACTTCAAGCTGCGCGGCGTGCTGCGACGGATCGCAGCGCTTGACCGCAGCGACCTACCAAGGGGAATGGCGCAGGCTGCCGACCTGGTGTTGGCCACGCAGCAGAACATGATCCCCCGGGACACCGGCGAGGCCGCCGCCGCGCTTCAGGTGCGGATCAGCCGGAACGGCCTGGATGCCCGGATTGGCATCATCGGCAAGCGCGACAACCGGCGCTTCTACTACCTGAAGTTCGTGGAGTACGGCACCAAGGGCTACAGCGGTACGGTCTACCGGCGTCGGGATGCTGGCGCGGTGGGCGGTGAGCACACCGTCAACAGGGATCGCAGCCAGTTCTCCGGCCGCAATCGTCTCGGGCGTCGTGCGACCAAGAACAAGTCGGATGGCGAGAACTTCTTCGGCTACTACCCGGATATTCCGGCACGGCCGGCGCATCCATGGCTGAGGCCGAGCATCGACATGAACCGCGACGACATCCGGATCATCATCCGCGGCGCCATCGATAGCACCCTGGCGCGCGCGGCGAAGGGGGCGCTCAATGGCTGATCCAGGCTTTGCCCTGCAGCGCGCAATCTACCAGCGACTGAGCGCCGAGCTCACCGTCCCGGTATTCGACGCAGTGCCGGATGACACCCTGTACCCGTACGTGACCATCGACCGCGAAGTCGCGCAGAACACCAGCCCGATCTCTGGCCGCAAGCGCAAGCAGCGGCTGATCTATCTCAGTGTCTGGAGCGACCACCAGGGGCAGGCCGAGGTCCGCCGCATCCTCAATGAGATCGATGCGGCGCTGGACGAGCGTCACCTCTCTGTCGACGAAGGGCGCGCGGTGTCGGTCAGGGTTATCGCGTCGGACACCAACCGCGAACCGGACGGTCGGACCTACATGGGTTCCGCTACGGTACGCGTCATCACCACTTCCTGAGATGTATCAACCTGAGCCACTGGAGGAACCCATGGCAGACAATCTCAACACCGCCGCTGGCTGCCGAATTTCGATCGGCACCAAGAAGCCATCGGCCACCAAGACCGAGTACGAGGCAGATGTGTACGTCGAAATCGGCGAAGTCGAGGACCTGGGCGAGTTCGGCGATACCTTCAGCAACGTGAACTTCACTGCGCTGAGCGACGGCCGCGTGCGCAAGTACAAGGGCACTGCCGATGCGGGCGACATGACCCTGACCGTTGGCCTGGACAACGGCGACGCCGGCCAGTTGGCGCTCAAGAACGCCCATGCCGACCGCTCGAAGGGCAACTACAACATCCGCATCACCCTGAACGACGGCCTGCCGGGAGACCCGTCGGCTGAGCCTCCGGTGCCGGCGGTGCCGCCCACCACCTTCTACTTCGGTGCGAAGGTGATGAACAACACCGTGGCTGCTGGCAGCGCCGACAACGTGGTTCGCCGCAATGTGACCCTGGGCATCAACACCGAGATCCTCGAGATCCCGGTTGCGATCTGACCTGGCCCCGACGAACGAAAGCCCGCCTCGCGCGGGCTTCGTCGTTTAAACGACCCGTGAAAGGAACACCATGAGTGAAGCCCTGCACGGCACCGTCACGCTGGTGATCGGTGCCCGTACCTACACGCTGCAGCCGACCCTGGAGGCCGCGCTGAAGATCGAATCGCGCTTCGGCGGCCTGCGCCCGGCGATGGAGTCCATGCGCCTGCTGAGCATTGGTGCCTGCGCTGATGTCGTGATCGCTGCCGCCGGCCTGAAGCCGGAGGAGCACACGACCCTCGCCACGCAGGTTTTCGAGACTGGCGTGGTCAAGGTCTCCGCGCAGCTCACCGACTACATCGCCGGCCTTCTGAGCCCGGTGCCGCCGAGCATCGCCGAACGGGGAAAGCTCGAGGCGGCCAGCACAGCGCCGTGAGAAATGGCAGCTACGTCGACTACCTGTTCGGCGTGGCCACCGGCTGGCTGGGCTGGCCGCCTGACACTGCATGGCGAACGCCCATCCCGCAGATCCTGATGGCGCTGGATGCCCGCCTGGACTGGATGGGCGGCGGCAAGGCTCAGCAGCACGCTGCGCCGAAACAGAAGGCCAGCGTGGCCGACCGCTTGAAAGCGTTCCTGCGGGGACGACAGGAACCATAGCGCCGCCTTCTGGCGGTTCTTTTACGCCCGGAGAACACGATGTCCGACCAAGAAGTCCAGGGGATGCTGATTCAGCTGGAGGCCACCACTGCGCAACTGCGTCGGGAACTGGCCGGTGCGGACAGTGTGGTCGCCAGGACAACGCAGAGCATCGACCGCAACCTGGCTCAGGTCGATTCCGCGTTTGACCGGACGGCTCGGGGCGCCCAGCAGGCTGGCACGCTGATCCGTGGCGCCTTCGCTGCGATCGCCGGTGCCGGCCTGGTGGGCAGCATCATCCACCAGGTGGACGCCTACGGTCAGATTGCCGACCGCCTGAAGATGGCCACCGGCAGTACCGAGGAGTACAACGAGGTCCAACAGCACCTGCTGCGCACTGCGCAGGAGACCTACCGGCCGTTGGCTGAGGCGCAGGAACTGTACATCCGCACGGCCGACGTCATGCGCTCGCTGGGCTTCGACACCCAGCAGACCCTAGACATCACCGACAGCTTCAGCTTCCTGCTGGTGACCAACGCCGCGTCGGCCGACAAGGCCAGCTCGGCGCTTGGCGCCTACTCGAAGGCCCTGCAAACCGGCAAGGTCGAGGCTGATGGTTGGGTATCGATTCAGGACGCGATGCCGACCATCGTCGATGCGATCGCCAGCGCGACCGGCAAGAGCGCGGAAGAGATCCGCAAGCTGGGCGTGCAGGGCAAGCTGTCGCTGGACGACATCAACACCGGCTTGCTGCGTACTGTGGAGGTCAACCGCAAGGCTGCCGCCGACATGTCGGTGAGCGTGCAAGATGCTCTGGTCAACATCCAGAACTCCATCACCACCTTTGCCGCCGGAATCGAGGAAGGAACTGGAGCGCTAGACCTGCTGGCCAGTGCTCTGGGCGTTGTTGCGAATAACGTTGAATGGCTCGCCGGGTTGGTTGGTGGCGCGCTTGTCGGCGCGCTGACCCTCTACTCGGCGCGCGCAGCGGTTGCCACTGCCGCCACGCTCAAGTCCGCAGCTGGAGCGCTCACTGAGCGGAATGCGCGGATTGCTCAGGCAGACGCCATTCTTCAGGCAGCCATTGCTGAGCAGCGGAAAGCCCAGACGGCGACCTTGTTGGCGGAGCGCGAGGCGATTGCCGCCCGCGGTACTGCCGTCCAGACCGAAATGTCGATCCAGCTCGCTCAGGCGAGGCAGCGGGAGGCAGCTGCAACGGCATCCGTGGCCGCGGCTCAGGCTGGCCTGCGCACTGCCTCCACTGGCCTGCTGGCCGTGCTGGGCGGCCCGATGGGGCTGGCCCTGCTTGCCGGCACTGCGGCGGCCAGCTTCCTGCTGCTTCGAGACAATGCGGGCCAGGCGAGCGTTACCCTGGAGGAAATGGCGAAGCCGGTTGCACAACTCCGCGAAGAGTTTGTGAAGCTAAACCGGGCCCAGCGTGAAGGTGCTTTGCTTGATTGGAAGGACAAGGAGCTCACTGCCACTGAGCAGGTCAATCAAGCCTACGGCGAGTTGGCTCAGTCCATCCGTTCCGCCACCGTAACGGCGCCTGCGCGGGATTCAAGCGGCCGCTATAACCAGCAGCTTGCTGAGTATCAGTCCGTCATTGAGCGCCTGAACGAGGCTCGTGATAGCGGTGCGGACCTGACCGACATACTTCGCGATGTCGGGCAGAGGCTCAACATCCCGCAAGAAACTGTTAACGGATGGCTAAGGCAGTCGAGCGCGGTCAGCAAGGCTGACGACGTGCTGTCGGCGGTTGTCGAGCGGGTGCGGACACTGACAGGCGCCCTGGACGAAAATACCGCCTCGACCAACGCCAACAACGCCGCCAAGACCGGCATGAGCAGCGCCGGGCAGACCTACCTGGAGACGCTGCAGAAGCAACTGGGCGGCCTGCAGGACAGCAACGACGCGATCAAGGCGGCGAATCGGTTCATTGCCAACAACACCGACCTCACCGATACCGACCGTCAAGCGATTCTCTCGGCTGCGAACGCGATCGAGGCGCAGAAGAAAGCCAACCAGGCGGCGACGGCGAGCGGCAAAGCGCGCACGAAGTCGCTGCAGGATGAGGTCAAGGCGCTGGATGCGCTGATCGACAAGGCCCTACCGGAGAAGAAGCGCCTGGAGGATCTGGCCGAGGGAGTGGAGAAACTGCGCAAGGCGCAGGCCGCCGGCAAGATCACCAGCGCCGAGATGGAGCTCGGCATCAAGAACCTGAACGAGGCCTATGCCGACGGCTCGATCCAGAAGCGCATCCAGCAGGAACAGAAGCTGGCGGAGCAGCGGCGCAACAGCGCCGATGCCTATCGAAAGGCGATGGAGGTGGTGCTGCAGGCGCGCCAGGATGCGATCAACTCTGACGTGGCCGGCATCGGCCTCGGGGACGATGAGCGCGACCAGGCGCAGCGGCTAGACGCCGTGCGGAAGAAGTACGCCGACCTTCGGCGCGAGCTGGAGGCGCAGCAGGAGGACGCCAGCCGGCGCCTTGGCCCGGCGGCCTACGAGCAGCGGCTGGCGGATCTGGCGGACTTCCAGGCGCGCGAGTTGCAGATGGAGGTCGACGGTTATGGCGCGCGGCTCGATGCTCAGCGGGACTACCGCAACGGCGCACGCCGGGCGTGGCAGAACATCCAGGCCGACGCGGCGGACGTCGCTTCGGCCACCGATGACATGCTCACCACTGGCTTCAACACCGCTAGCAACGCCCTGGCCGACTTCGCCACCGCCGGCAAATTCAAGTTCCGCGACTTCGCCAGTAGCGTGATCAACGACATGGCGCGGATTGCCAGTCAGCAGGCGGCGACGGGGCTTCTCAGTGGTGTGCTGGGCGCGGGTGTCTCGGCTTTCAGCGGATGGATGGGGGGCTCTGCCACGGCCGGGGCCTCGGCTTCCGGCTACACCGGCAACGCTTACGCGAACTGGGCCGCCGCCCAGGCAGACGGCGGCGCCTGGGCCAATGGCGTGCAGTTCTTCGCCAACGGCGCGGCCTTCACCAACTCCATTGTCAGCCGGCCGACCGCGTTCGGCATGGCGGGCGGCCGCACAGGAGTCATGGGCGAGGCTGGGCCGGAGGCGATCCTGCCGCTGGCTCGCAGCGCTGATGGCTCGCTGGGCGTTCGCTCGGTGGGTGGCGGCGGTGGTACTGCTCTGCAGGTGAATGCGCCTGTCGCGGTCACTGTTGAAGACCGCAGTTTGGAAGGCATGGAGTTGGACCAGGAGGTGCTACAGCAGAACATGCAGATGCAGATGAAGGCGGCGGCAGAGCGCGCCGTCGCTGATTCGTGGCGCCCGGGCGGCGTCAGCTACCGCAACGCGGCCGGGAGGGGCTGATGGCAATCGAGACATTTACCTGGGTGCCCGATGACGGGGCTGATGTCGACGGCACCCTGCGCACTCGCACGTCGCAGTTCGGCGATGGGTATGCCCAGGAGTCGGGCGACGGACTCAACGGCGAAAGCCAGAGTTGGTCGCTGACCTTCGGCGGCCTTCCGGATGAGGTGGGCCCTATCCTCGACTTCATCCGTCGGCACAAGGGCTATCGGTCGTTCCTCTGGACTCCGCCCGGCGGTGAGCTGGGCCTTTACACGTGCAAGGCCTACCGCAAGCAGCGTCGCCCCGGTTCGATTGAAGTTCTGTCGCTCACCTTCGATCAGGCGTTTCACCCATGAACCTCATTCTGCAGATCCAGAAGCTGGAGCCAGGCTCCGAGATCATGCTGTTCGAGCTGGACGGCAGCGAGTTCGGCGCTGACGTGCTGCGCTTCCACGGCCATGCCATTCCGCACACCCCGCAGGAGCTGGCCGCCGCCGGCGCCAACGCGGATCAGTTGCCCGCGAAGTCGATCTGGTGGCAGGGTCAGGAGTACGCCGCCTGGCCGGTACAGATCAGCGGCATTGAGGCGAACGGGGACGGCACCGCGGTTCGCCCGAAGTTCTCAGCGGGGAACGTCAGCGGGCGCCTGACGGCGCTTTGCCTGGCCTTCGATGACTTGGCCAACTTCCAGCTGACTATCCGCGAGACGCTGGCTGAGTTCCTGGACGCGGAGAACTTCCCCGGCGGCAACCCGGATGCGGACCCCACGCAAGAGTCGATCAGCATCTGGTACATCGACCAGAAGACCGGCGAGGACAACCAGGTGGTCGAGTGGGAGCTGGCCAGCCCTGGCGATGTTGGCAACGAAGCGATCGGGCGGCAGATGACCACGCTCTGCCACTGGTGCATGACCGGCGGCTATCGTGGCCCCGACTGCGGCTACACCGGCCCTTATTTCGACATCGACGACAACCCGACCGACGACCCTGCGAAGGACCAGTGTGCCGGCCTCTATCGGTCCTGCAATAAGCGTTGGGGGCAGGGCAATCAGTTGCCCTTCGGCGGTTTCCCGGCCGTGTCCCTGATTGCCCGGAGCTGACCATGCGTAAGCAGATCCTGAGCGCCATTCAGGCGCATGCGGCCGAGGAGTACCCGCGCGAGGCCTGTGGCTTGGTGGTTGGCGCCGGCCGGCGGCAGCAGTACGTCCGTTGCCGAAATACGGCCAGCCAGCCGCGGGAAGAGTTCCGCCTGCACCCGGAGGACTACGCTGCGGCGGAAGACCTGGGCGAGGTGGTGGCCATCGTGCACAGCCATCCGGACGCCACCAGCAGGCCGTCACCGCACGACCTCGCCATGTGCGAGGCGTCGGGCCTGCCCTGGCACATCCTCAGTTGGCCGGAGGGCGACCTGCGGACCATCGCGCCGCAGAGCAACATCCCGCTGCTGGGAAGGCCGTTCGTTCATGGCGCCTGGGACTGCTGGCAGGTCTGCGCCGACTGGTACCAGCGCGAGTGGGGCCTGGAGTTCGAGCGCTTCGCGCGCGAGGACGGCTGGTGGGAGCAGGCCGATGGGCCGAGCCTGTATGAGCAGCACTTCCAGGCGGCCGGGTTCTGCCCGGTCGACCAGCCGCGGCGCGGCGACATGATCGTCTTCGAGGTCGGGCGCACGCAGCACCCGAACCACGCCGGCATCTACCTCGGTACCGACGCGGCTCTGCCCGGGGAGGACAGCAAGGTCTTCGGCGCCGGGCCATTCCTGCTGCACCACCTCTACGGCAAGCCCAGCGAGATCATCGTCTACGGTGGCAACTGGCACGAACGGGCGCGGCTGGTGCTGCGGCACCGTCAAGCCAGGGCATAGCCTGTGCTACCCTCCGGCGTTTGGAAGTGCTGGCCGGGATGGCAAAGTGCAAAAGCTCATAGTGATTTTGCTTGCGGTGATCGTTGTATTGATCGCGCCCTGGACGCTTGCGGTGCTGTTTGCGGGTGTGTTGGCGTACGGTATTTGGCTGGCGGTGGTAGGGCTGATCACGGCAATCTTTGTGGCCGGGTACATGTACAAGAACAGCGAAGGCCGCCGGCAGCGCCGAATTCAGAAGGTCGTCGATGCGGCGAATAAACGGAATGGATCTCAGGGGATGAAGCCATGAAGAAGTTGATTGGGTTGGCCATGTTGATGGCGCTGGTGGGGTGTTCCACAAGCCAGACTTCAGCCGAGAACGCCGAGCGAGTTCCGGCTTCACGTGTCTCTTACAGCGGGTCCGGTGATTCTAGCGTGCAGATCACTCGTGATAGTGGCGCTCTTGGTTCTGGCTGCTATCTCGGTATCTTCTGGGATGGGCAGTTGGCGGCTCGTATTGGAAGTGGTGAAACGGTAAGGCTTTCGGTGCCTTCCGGCGAGCACCTAGTTGGTATGGGCGATGACCCACATGGTAATGGCCTGTGCGCTATAGGCGGCAATGCCATGCGCGAAGTGCCCGCCAACCTCAAGCCTGGGCAAAACAGGCGCTATAGGGTTTCAGGTGATATGGGCGGATTCCAGATCGCACCCAGCTCCTTCTGAAGTAGATAGGCCGCCTCCGGGCGGCCTTGTAGTTTATGGAGATGTGAAATGCTCGATTCTACTCCTACGGTCATCAAGCTATCAGGCCCCCTGATTCGGGAATTTGGTCGCGAGCACTCGCGATTTCTCGACACCGGGTCGGTGCATGAGGCGTTCAGCGCTCTTCGAAATACCTTGCCTGGCTTTAAGGAAGCGATCGCCAGGCTTCAGGCCTTGGGGATGCGGTTCGCGATTTTCCGTAATCGGAAGAATGTGGGCGAGGATGCTTTTGCTGGGAGCGGAGCGCGGGAGATTCGTATTGTCCCGGTGATCGCAGGCAGCAAGCGCGCAGGGCTGTTGCAGACAATCGTCGGTGTGGCGCTAATGGTCGCCAGTATCTGGACTGGACCCACTACCTTTCAGATCGGCGCGGCGCTGACGTTGGGCGGTGTTGCTCAGATGCTCAGCCCCCAAGCCAAGGGCCTGAGCCAGTCAGCCGCCCCGGAGAACCTGCCCAGCTACGCCTTCGGCAGCGCCAGAAACACTACCGCCAGCGGGAATCCGGTGCCGATCTGCTACGGGAAGCGCCGGTGGGGTGGGGCGATTATTTCGGCGTCGATCTACGCCGAAGACAAGGTGTAACAACCAACCATGAGCGGCTATGCCGCGGGAGAGTGTGATGAAACTCGATAAGCTGGATGTGGTCGTAGAGCTTCCGCAGCCTGGTAGTGCAGAGTTCGAAAGGCTTGTCTCGGAGGCAACGATCTCGCCGGTTGATGTCACTGGCCTGTGTCTGCCGAAAGAGCTTACAGACGAGTTGGAAAGAAAAGCCGACCTGCTCGAGCGTCGGCTTTCGAGGATGGAGGCGGCTCTTGGGCTTGAGCCGATCCTTTAGATCTGATCCATCTTGCTGGCAGCCCTCAGCCCTGAAATCAAGGCATCAAGAGCCAGGTGGTGCTCAGAAGATCCGTCGCGGAGGGAAGCATCTGCTGGCATTTTGGATTTGATGGTCTCGATATGCTCAACCACCTTGTCGATGGCCCCTTTGTTCGTTGACCCAAGAATTGAGCCAACCACCGATAGTGCGGCCATAACGCTCAGTTGGAAGGGTGACACAACGGGCTTTTCGCTCATCTTGACCTCCTAGGTCTTTAACCGCGCCGACATTGGCGCCTCCCGATCCCTGGGCCGGCACGCTCAGGGTCGGGAAACCCTTGCATGAAGGCACGACGCTACTACCCCGGTAGGGTGGTTGCCACTGGCATTTCATCCACGCTGTACAACCTTCCAGCCCGCCTCGCGCGGGCTTTTTCATGCCCGGAGGAAAGCATGGGCGCAATTCACCAGCACCTGGCCGGCCGCAAGGGCGGCAGTAGCAAGCCCAAGCAACCGTCGATCGCGCGCGACAGCCTGCAGTCGGTGGCCACCGCCAAGCTTCTGCTGGCGGTGGGCGAGGGCGAGTTCGCCGAGGGGCCGAGCGACCAGGACATCTACCTGGACAACACCCCGCTGATGGACGCCAGCGGCAACGTCAACTTCCCCAACGTGAAGTGGGAATGGCGAAGCGGCAGTGTCGATCAGGACTACATCCCCGGAATCCCCTCGGTGGAGAACGAGACCACGGTGAACGTGGAGCTGCGCAGCGACACCCCGTGGGTGCGTTCGGTGACCAACACCCAGTTGTCCGCCGTGCGCCTGCGCTTCGCCTGGCCGGCCCTGCAGAAGCAGGAGAGCAGTGGGGACGTGAACGGCTACCGGATCGAGTATGCCGTAGACGTCAGCACCGACGGCGGCGCCTACCAGCAGGTGTTGCTGGATGCTGTCGGCGGCAAGACCACCAGCCGCTATGAGCGGAGCCAGCGCATCGACCTGCCGGCGGCGACCACTGGTTGGCAGGTACGCGTGCGCCGGATCACGCCGAACCAGAACAGCAGCTTGATCGCCGACACCATGCTGATCGCCGGTCTGACTGAGGTGATCGACGCGAAGCTGCGCTACCCAAACACAGCTCTGCTCTACATCGAGTTCAGCGCAGAGCAGTTCAGCAACATTCCGGCCGTCACCGTCGAGTGCAAGGCCCGCAAGGTCCAAGTGCCGACCACCTACGACCCGGAGCTGCGCACGTACACCGGCGTCTGGGATGGCAGTTTCAAGAGCGCCTGGACCAACAATCCCGCGTGGATCACCTACGACATCAGCACCAACGCGCGCTTCGGCCTGGGCAAGCGGATCAAGCCCTGGATGGTGGACAAGTGGGAGCTCTACAAGATCGCCCAGTATTGCGACCAATTGGTGCCAGACGGGAAGGGCGGCCAGGAGCCGCGCTTTCTGTGCGATCTGAACCTGCAGTCGCGCTCCCAGGCATGGACGCTGCTGCGGGATATCGCGGCGATCTATCGGGGGATGAGCTATTGGGCGCAGGGCCAGCTTGTGTCGCAGGCCGACATGCCGCGCACTGCCGACTTCGACTACGTGTTCACCCGGGCGAATGTGATTGACGGGAAGATGACCTACGGCGCCGCCTCGGCTCGCACCAGATATAGCCGCGCCCTGGTCAGCTACGACAACCCGGCGAACAACTACGACACCGACGTGACGGGCTATTCCGACGCGCCGTTGCTGCGTCGCTATGGCGACAACCCGGTGGAGCTGTCTGCCATCGGCTGTACGCGAGAGAGCGAGGCGCAGCGGCGCGGAAAGTGGGCGGTGCTGACCAGCGTGCAGGACCGCACCATCACCTTCGCCACCGGTATGGAAGGCCGGATTCCGCTGCCGGGCTACATCATCCCGGTGGCTGACTCTCTGCTGGCCGGCCGCGAGATTGGCGGCCGGATCTCGGCTGTTGTTGGCCGCGTGGTAACGCTCGATCGCGTCACTCAAGCCAAGGCCGGTGATCGCCTGATCATCAACCTGCCGAGCGGGCGCGCCGAGGGCCGGACGGTGCAGTCGGTCAACGGCAAGGCCGTCACCGTCACCGCGGCCTACTCGGAGGCGCCGGAGCCGGAACTGTGCTGGGCGCTCGACGCCGATGACCTGGCTGTCCAGCTCTATCGGGTGATGAGCACCAAGCGTGACGACAACGGCCAGTGGACCATCAACGGCCTGCAGTACGAGCCGAGCAAGTTCGACCACATCGATACCGGCGCACGGCTGGAGGAGCGCCCGATCAGCATCATCCCGGTCACTACCGTGCAGCCACCGGCCAGTGTCACGCTCTCGTCGCGCTGGACAATCGACCAGGGGCTGGCGGTGAGCACCATGACGATCACCTGGCCGGCAGTGGAGGGCGCCGTCGCCTACGACGTGGAATGGAAGAAGGACAGCGGCAACTGGATCCGCCTGCCGCGTGCCGGCACCACCAGCGTCGATGTGACTGGCATCTACGCTGGTGGCTATCTGGCGCGGGTGCGCGCGGTGTCGGCCTTCGACATCACGTCGGTCTGGAAGAGTTCGATCCTGACCCAGCTCAGCGGCAAGACCGGCGCGCCGCCGGCGCTGGCGTTCCTGCGTACCACCAGCGGACCGTGGAAGATCGGTCTGGAGTGGGGATTCCCGGCCAGTGGCGCGGCGGACACCGCCTACACCGAGATCCAACAGTCGGTCACCCCAGGCGGCAGCGAGCAGAACGCAACTGCCCTGGGCTTGTTCGCCTACCCGACCGACACCCATACGCTGACCTCACTGGCGGCCGGCGCTCGCCTGGCCTTCCGCGGGCGCCTGATCGACCGTACCGGCAATGTCGGCCCCTGGTCGACCTGGGTCGACGGCATCAGCTCGACGGATGCGAGCGAGTACAACGAACTGATCACCAAGGAGTACGTCGAGTCTGCGCTGGGCGAGCAGTTCTTCGCCGACATCGATCAGATGCAGGTCGATATCAGTGGCCTGCAGGACCAGATCGATAATCTGACCGATGTGCTGGCCTACGACCCGACGAAGACCTACGCGAAGAACGATATCGTGCGGGTCGGCAACCGGCTGTATCAGGCGAAGCAGGCGGTTCCGCTCAACGCCTCGCCGCCGAACGCGACATACTGGGCCGACATCGGGCAGTCGATCGAGACGGCCAACGGCCTGGCCCAGCAGGTGGCCACCAACACCGCGGATATCACCGAGCTCGACGGCAAGGTCGAGGCGGCGGCTTCGAGCCTGGATGTTCTGCAGGCTGCCGCCCGCCGGGAGCCGGCGACCGGAGAGAAGGCCGATGCGCTGAAGGGCTGGGACACCATTGCTCGAGCAGCCACCGAAGTCACCGTGCGGGCAAACGAGGACGAAGCGCAAGCGAAGCGGACCAGCTTGTTGGAGGCGCGGACCGGGACGGCGGAGGGCAGGATCGCCACCGTGGAGTCGGTCGTTGCGTCGAACAATGCCGTAACCGTCCAACGCCTGGATCAGCTGTCTGGCCAAGTCGCGAGCAATGCCTCGGCGATCAGCACGGAACAGACCGTCCGTGCCAACGCGGACAGCGCCCTGGGGCAGCGGGTGGATACCGTCAGCGCGCGCACCGATACCAACGAGGCGAACATCCAGACCACCTCTCAAGCGGTTACCTCGCTGGATGGCAACGTCAAGGCGCTCTACAGCGTGAAGCTCCAGGCGCATGCCAACGGACAGAAGTACGCCGCTGGCTGGCAACTGGGTTTCGACAGCGGCACGAGCGTGACGAGCATGGCGTTCCAGGCCGATCGGTTCCTCTGGTTCAACAGTTCCAGCGGGCAGACCGTGGCGCCGGTCTCGATCGTCGGCGGACAGATGTTCATCAACAACGCGATGATCCAGGACGGATCGATTACCAACGCGAAGATCGGCAACGTGATCCAGTCGACAGCCCTCGGTGCCAACGGCGAGCCGCTGTGGAAGCTGGATAAAGCGGGGAGCTTGACGATGAACAGTTCCACTAGCGGAGGTTTTATGCGGCAAACGGCAGAGGCGATCAAAGTGTATGACGGAAACTTAGTTCTACGAGTCCAGATTGGGAATCTGGATGTATGAGTTTCGGGATTCGGCAGCGCAACGCTAGCGGTAGCATTGTGTTCGATAGTTCCTCTTACGCCATGCGCATGGTGTATCGACTGGTTATAGGAAGTATTTCGCAAGGTATGTCGGTTGCTGTGCCGGGGTTCGATTCATCAAGGGGAGTACTGTTCTTAACGGTCGAGGGGAATCCCTATGCATATATACCGTCATACACAATATCTGGATCCACTATAGCATTTGTGCGAAGTGGTGCGTCTAACTCTATATATACATTATATGCGGTGATGTTTTCATGAGTTACGGTGTGAGGTTTGTAGGTGATTACGGTCAGGTCATAATCGATCAAGATCACCCATGCATGCATGTCGTTGCAGAAGGAACATACAGCGGAGGGAGTGTCACGTATCCCGCACCTATAGCTAGCGTAGTTCCTCCGTTTGTCTTCTTCTCGCCAAACGGTTCCCATCTAATATCTTTTTTTAAGCATGTGGGAGTTCCCGGTAGGTGGACCGGGTTCACGTTCTCTCAACTTGTGTTCTCGGCAATGACTGGAGTTGCGTATGGCGGTAAGTGGAAAGCCTGCGCCGTGTATTTGCCTAGAACCTCTGGATGGGGAATGCAGGTGTTCGATAATGAGTCACGGGTTGTTTTTGATAGCAATCGTCAAATTGCTCGATATTTAGGTGGAAGCCAGAATTGGAACTACGCTGGTAGAGATACAGGAGCGTTGCCTGGCTACACTTTGAACACTTGGGCTACTCCGTGGGCGTGGGGTGGGGCATATTTTTTAGTTAGTCATTTCAATGCGCAAACGGGCCATACGCCTGATCCTTCTGACGTAGGGATAGGGTTTGTATTCTCAGGGAATTCACAGATATACGTGACAGCCTACATGCCGGGGGGTGGTCAACCTGCTTTCCCGGTTCCGTTTAACACTCCGCTTTTAGTAATGGCGTGATTACAAGGAGGCAGTATGGCTTGGTATTCCAGTGGCACAGTAGCGGTGACCGCAAATAGCCCGACCGTTACCGGTGCCGGCACACAGTTCTCGTCCAATGCCCGAGTCGGCGATGCATTTCGCGGACCCGATGGACGTTGGTACGAGGTCACAAACGTGGCCAGTTCGACGGTCATCTCGATCAAGCCCAACTACCAGGGCAGCACGGCCAGCGGCCAGTCCTATGCGGTGGCGCCGATCCTGGGCTACGACAAGGACCTGTCGGATCGATTCAACCTGATCGCCAGCCAGTGGGGGGCAACCCTGGCGGGGATCAAGCCCTGGGCGCTCTCTGCAAATGCGGCGGCAGCGCGGGGGGATCTCGGCCTCGGCAGTGCGGCTGTCCGCGAAGCGCTTGGTAGTTCGGGCGCGCTGTATTCGCGAGACAGTATTCTCGGCGCTGTTTCGCAGTCGAGCGGAGCGCCTACCGGGGCAGTAATCCAACGCGGCAGCAACGCGAATGGTGAGTTCGTGAGGTTCGCTGATGGAACGCAAATATGCATAGTCACGTTGTTGGGTGATGGTAGTCAGCAGCCAAATACGTCTATATCACTGCCCCTGCCGGCTGCATTTCTGGGTAATTGGAGCACCGGTGTCAGCGTGAGTTGGGCGTCGCATGTGAGCAACCCTTCTGTGGCAAACGGGCTGAAAGTTGCCTATGCAAACGGCTCGACATTGTTCTTCATCCTTCAGGACGCACTGGCCACCAATCGTTTGATTTTCACTTTGGTAGGGAGATGGTTCTGATGATCATCAAGTTGTCACCGTACGCACCACTGCCAGGCAGCGACGAGCACCTGTCGCTGAGCAGGGCTGGCGATGTACTCACCGTGAACGGCCAGGCGTTCGACTTCACACCGTTACCGGAGGGTGGCGAACTGCCGGCTGAGGCTATTGGATCAGAGTGGTTCGCTGGTCCTGTGCTGCGACGTGCCGGCCAGTTGGAGCTGATCCTGCGGTTCCCGCTGGCTGATGATGCCAGTGCCGCCGCTCGCTTCCCTGAACCGCTGATGATCGAGGCCGATGGCCCAGTGGAGTTACCGCGATGATCGACTGGAGCCAGGTAAAGACCACTGAACAGCAGGCGCAAGAGCGCAGGCAGGCTGAGTACGATGCCGCAGCCGCAGCGCGGGCAAATGCCTACCGCCTGGAGAGTGACCCGCTCAAGACCGAGGCCGAGTTCGATGCGATCAAGGCCGGTACCGAGCCGGACTACAGCGCCTGGGTCGCCAAGGTCGAGGAGATCAAGGCCAGGTATCCGCTGCCTAAGGCTGATTAG